AATAAAAGAATTAAGCAGACAAAGTAAAATAAGCTATTATAGTTTATACAGGACTTATAACAAAGTAAAAGATATTTTAAAAGATGAGATTAGGTGATTTAGTTTATTACATAACAAAATATACAGGCATACGATACATTTGGAAGAAAATTTACCCAGACTGCGGATGCGATGAACGTAGAAAAAAATGGAACAAGATAAAGTTGTAGATCAAAAAGTGTGGCATAAAATTGCATCAAGTTTAAAAAACGAGATGGTGTATGAAGATTTTCAAGTTCTTTGTGGTCTGCACGCCAAATATATGAAACACAAATATCACGAACCTAATTTTTGTAGCTGCAATGCAAAAATGATAAATCAATGGATTAGAGAGGTTAGTGAATGTCTGAAATAAATAACATACAAAAGTGGGAGAAAGCAGTTGTAGCCATTATGAATATAATAGGCTGGGATTTAAAATGGAGTGATAATCAATTTGAACATTATGATGCAAGAGGACTAACACCAAAGGGTTTTGAGTGTGTTATTGAAATGAAGTTTAGAAACGATTACTACGAAAAAAAGCTATTAGAAAAATATAAATACGATAAGTTAATGGCAATGGATGAAGATATAGTCAAGCTATATTTTGTAAACGATCCGAAAGCTAACTATTTATTTTGGCTAAATAATTTAAAGATAAAAGAAACAACTCAACTATGGTGTCCTGAAACTACATTATGGAAAAGTAAAAAGGTTTTAAAAACCTGCTATTTGATAAATGAAAGAGATGCTATAATAACAAATATTAATTAAGTTAAATTTTTTTTTTATTTTTGTAATAAATATAAATATGCATCAATTACAAATCTTCGAAGCTGCTTTTAATTTTATAGGACAAATATTATTAAAAGAATACGAAAACAACAAACAGGAAAATACAAAAGATAAAATAAAATGCATCAATCAAATGCATATGTACACCCACCTTTTAAAAGCTGAACACGATATATTACAACAGAAATATAACTTATTACAATCAGAAACAAATAAAAAGATACAATCACTTGAAAATAAATTAGATGAAGCAAATGACACTATTAGATTCGCAAACTTGGGAAGTGAGCGATTTAGAAAAAAAAATGATAGATGATGATTTTTATTATGGTTACTTAGGCAAAGCAGCATTAAGTAGTTCATCAGTAAAACATTTATTAAAAAGCCCAAAAAAGTATAAATACATTATAGATTACGCTCAACCAACAACTCCCTCAATGAAGCTTGGTTGGTTATTACACTGTGCAGTATTAGAGCCTGATAAATTTTCAAAACAAATATTTGTAGATGTCCAAAGCAGGGCTACAAAAAAATTTAAAGAAGCAGAGAAAAATAACAAAAATATTTTTACAGCAAAAGAAAGATCTGAAACTGAAAGGTTACAAGATGCTATATATAGAAATGAACAGGCAATGCAACTATTAACAAAATGCCAATATGAAGTGCCAAAAATTGGTATGATCAATGGGTTACCTTTTCGTGGTAAGGCTGATGTATGGTGTGGAAATCGTGTTGTTGATTTAAAAACCACAATGGATATTGGTTTATGGGACTACGATAAACGATTTGCATCAGGTAGTCCATACAAATTACATTATGATGTACAAGTGTTTATTTATTGCACTTTGTTTAAAGTCAGTTTTGATAAGTTTTATTTTTTAGTAATTGATAAAGGTAGTTTAGATGTTGGAATTGTGGAATGTAGCGAGGAGTTTTATTTATCAGGTAAACAAAAAACATACGAAGCAATAGCAACATATAGACAATTTTTTATAGATGGTGCTGATATTGACAGTTATACTTTACGAACAAAGCTATGATACAAAAAAAAATACATCAAATATTTTTTAACATACAAAATAAAAAAATAAATGAAATAAAATTATTTATACAAAGTCGTGAATCGCATTTAAAAATTAATAACGATTTTAAATATAAACTATGGAATGAAAAACAATGCGACAAACTAATAAAAAACAAAATGCCACAACACTATAATTTTTATAAAAATCTTAAATTTGATATACAAAGAATTGATTTTATGAAATATGCTATATGTTATTTGAAAGGTGGTATATATACAGATCTTGATATGGTTGTAATTAAAAACTTCACACCATTAATTCATCAAAAATTCTTTTTTCATACCTTTTCACATTTATCGAAAACCGAGAAAATCAGTAATGACTTTTTTGGTTGTATAAAAGGTTGGATAGGTTTTAAAATATTTTTAGATGAATTGGTAGATAATTATAATGATAAAATAAAAATAAAAGTTTATAATGTCTGGACTGCAAGATTTGTGTTACAAACAACAGGTCCAAGATTTTTAACAAAGTTTTTGAATAAGGTTATGCCAAGTTACAAACCTCAAAAATTAATTTATACTAAGTTTTATTATAAAAACAAAACAAATGATAAATGGCATAAATTGAAAAAAAATGATTATTTTATGGAAAATTTTGTTAGTGGCAGTTGGTTAAATTCTGTAAATAAAAATTTAAAAACACATAAAACATTTAAATGACAAAAAAAGTACACATATCAAAAATACAGGAAAATAAAAAAAACCCACGTATTATTAAAGGTTATAAATTTGAGAAACTTGTAAAAAGCATCAAGGACTTTCCAAAGATGATGGAACTAAGACCTATAATTGTGAACGATCAAAATGTAATACTCGGTGGTAATATGCGATATAAAGCTGCAGTTGAAGCAGGACTAACTGAAGTGTTTATAGTACAAGCGAAAGATTTAACAGAAAAACAGCAAGAAGAATTTATTATAAAAGATAATAGTAGCTTTGGCGAATGGGACTGGGATTTATTGGCTAACGAGTGGGAAGTAAAAGAACTTTCTGACTGGGGGCTTGATTTACCTAAAATATATTTTGATGAAGATGTAGAGCCTAATATTGATAAAGATATATTTGATCACGAGTTAGATACATATATTAATGCAAAAGTAAAACAAATAACACTATATTTTAATAGTGATGATTACGAAGAAACAATTAAAGATTTAATCAATATACGAGACAAAGAATCGTTAGAGGATAATACACAAGTATTTTTATATTTAATAAAACTATATAAAGAAACATTATGAAAACTTTTTTAATGTATTATGATCGCTATGAAAATAGCACAACTTCCTCAATGCTTGACTTTGAGCATATAATTCTATGCCATAAAAACGCAGATAAATTTAAAAACATTTCCGATAAAGCAACTGTTATACAAACCGATCTACCAACAGGAATACAACACAATTTTAATTATGCGCTAAAAACACTAGAATATGGCGAATGGGCAATATTTTTGAGTGATGATCTTATAGGTGGTAGAAAATTTGATGAAGAAAAATACGATTTCGTTGAGTGTCCTGTTTCAAAAGTTATACAGGAATTAAAAGAAACAATTAAAAAAGCAGATCAAATTGGTGTTGAGTTTGTTGGTATGTGTTCTACAGGTAATGCTTTCTATGTAAAAAGCACGTATAGTTATTTTGGATTAGTAGATACAAGATGCTGCGCAATAAAAAAGACTGAATTTTTGTTTCATCCTGATATTGGTTGCATACCTGATTATTATGCTTCAGCCTACCATATGAAAAAAAATGGTCGCAACTTGATATTAAACACTTATTTTTTAGATTTTAATAGATATAGTGAGGGTGGTTTAGGAAGTATTAATGATAGGTTAGATCAGAAAATAAAAGAGATAAATATTATGCTAAATTTATTCCCTAAGAATGTTATTATAGTAGACAAAGCAAATCAGCCAAAGGGTAGCCACATAAGATTACTTAGATGAAAAGATTAGATATTGAAAGAAAACAAATAGATAAAAGGGATTTTATTAGAAGAACAGCAAAATTAAGCGATGTTAGTAAACATATAAACGAAGATGTTGTGATATATGAAAATAATGAACCAGTTTTATTATATCGTACACTACCAAAAAAACCAACAGATGTACGATGGGCAGTTAAAAACATAAAATATGCAAAAAGCAAAAGAACACACGGACTTGTAAATACAAGCGCAGTTTTTGGATATAATCCAAGACAAGAAAATAAACACGATTATTGTAGTGCAACAGCGATGGGTGTAAACTATCCTAAACAACATTATATAATAAGTAGATATGCAAAAGAAGTAGCTAAATTTTATCACGAGTTTTTTCCAAGAATATACAACGAACACAAAGAACGTGTAAAAAAAGATGTAAAAAAAGAGTGGAGAATATTTGATAGTGTTTTTACAAGTGGTATAGTAAATAAAAACAACCAACTGAAATACCATTATGACAGTGGTAATTTTAAAAATGTATTTAGTAATATGATCGTTTTTAAAGGAGATGTAATGGGTGGTCACCTAGTTATACCTGAACTTGATATATCGTTAGAAGTTGCAGATAATTCGCTTACTATATTTGATGGGCAAGATTATTTACACGGAGTTAGCCCTATCGAATATTTACACCAAGATAGCTATCGATATAGTGTAGTTTATTATTCGCTTGAAAGAATGTGGCAATGTATGACTGTTGATGAAGAAATTGCAAGAATCAGAACAAAGAAAATGCAAAGAGAAATAAACAGACTAAATCCAGAACATTTAGATACATTACGAAAAAGAAAAAAAGAAGCAAAAGATTATAAAGAAAGTATAGAAAATGAACAAAAGTGAACACATAAAAAAAGGATTACTTGATGCATTAGAAAAATCATTAGGAGTTGTAACTACTGCCTGTAAACAAGTTGGAATAGGTAGGACAACGTTTTATAATTACTATAACGAAGATATTGACTTTGCAAAAAAAGTTGATGATATTGAGAATGTTGCACTTGATTTTGCTGAAAGCCAACTACATAAGCAAATACAAGAAGGATCAACAGCAGCTACAATATTCCTATTAAAAACAAGAGGTAAAAAAAGAGGTTATGTTGAAAGGCAAGAAATAACAGGTGCTGAAGGAGTGCCGACTGATGTTAAAATAGAAATATTAGATGCAAATAAAAATACAGAGTAATGTTGTATTTAAACACCTTGTAAATAATGACAAAAAAATTATAATAAATCAAGGGGGAACTAGAAGTGGAAAAACGTACAATATTCTTCTTTTTATTATTTTTTATTATTGTTTACGAAATACTAAGAAAATTATTACTATATGCCGTAAAACTTTTCCTGCTCTTCGTGCAACTGTTCTAAGAGATTTTATAAGCATTCTAAGGCAGTATGATTTATACAAACAAGAAAACCACAACAAATCAAGCTCTGAATATTCTCTTTTTGGCAATCTTATTGAGTTTATTAGTTTGGATCAGCCTGTTAAAGTTAGAGGAAGAAAACGAAACTTATTATTTATCAATGAAGCAAACGAGTTATTTTACGAGGACTGGCAGCAATTATTATTTAGAACAAGCGAAAAAATAATATTAGATTACAACCCAAGCGAGGAGTACCATTGGATTTATGATAAAGTAAAAACAAGGGATGATGCAAGTTTTTTAAAAACAAATTATTTAGATAATCCTTTTTTAGAAAAAACACTTGTAGATGAAATAGAAAGGCTACAATATACTGACGAACAATATTGGCAGATTTATGGATTAGGAGAAAAGGGAATAAGCAAAGCAGTTATATTTAATTATGTGGAATATAATACAATACCAAGTGATGCTGAATTTGTTGCACTCGGTATGGACTTTGGCTTTACAAACGATCCAACAGCATTAGTTAAAATATATAAAAAAGAACTCAATTTGTATATAGAAGAACTATTATATAGAACAATGATGACAACAAACGATATACATAATTTTTTAAAAAATAATATTATAGATCAAACAATATATGCAGATAGCGCAGAGCCAAGAATTATAGAAGAATTAAGAAGAATGGGTTGGAGTATAAGACCTAGTTTAAAAGGCAAGGATTCTATAAATGCAGGTATTGATTTATTAAAAAGATATAAATTACATATACACAAAGATAGCACAAATGCTATACAAGAGTTTAGGAATTATAAATGGAAAGAAGATAGGTCTGGTAAATTAACAAATACTCCGGAAGATAAAAACAATCACATTACAGATGCAGTCCGATATGCTACATATTCAATACTAAGTAAACCAAATTTTGGAAGATATGCTATTAGATGATATTTGGAAGTATGCCGAAAATTTATTATATTTGATATAAATAAATATGAATATGAAAAATCCTTTTGAAATTATTGGCTACTTTGTGGACTATCGAATCCGTGGTAAATATATTGGCTCAATCAATATTGATAAACCTGATCGTGAAATAATGGGCTATCAAGGTAGAAAAACTTACCCTTTGGAAAATGATACAATTATCAAAAAAAGAAAATACAAAAAGGGTACTATTGTCACAACTGAATGCTACCCTATGTGTGGTAAATTTATTGGAACACAAGAAGAAAAAATTACTGCAATGTTAAATTCTAGAATAGGTTATGGCAAATAGATATATATACGATAACAGACATATAGCTGAGGGTGATATTTTTTATTCATCTTGGGGTTACGATCAAACAAATATAGATTTTTATAAAGTAAAAAAAAGAATTGGTAAAGCAACTGCTGAAATGGTACCTCTTGAAAATAAAATAGTATATGAAAAAAGCAATCAAACACAAGATGCAGTTGTGCCATATGATAATGAAGGAAAATCTTTTAAATGCAGAATTAAATATGTTTCTTGGGATGATTTTAAAGAGCCAAGAATAAACCTATCTACATATCAAACAGCTTATTTATGGGATGGTAAACCAAAATATCAAACAAATGCATATTATGGACGTTAAAAAGTTGCTTAAAATATATAACGAATTATCAAACGAAGATTTAATTGATTTATTAGAAATGGCAAATAATAGAATATTTGTTTGGAATCCAAATGACAAACGTTGTTATGATCTTGATGAAGATGTGCCTTGTTCTTTTAATGGAACAAAAATACAAATTAATTTAGCAGAAGATGGTGTAATTTCAAAACCAATGGTAATAAAAGAATGAGAACTTTAGGACAAATATTAAAAAAATTTTTTGGTAGCAATGAACTTAAATATTGGTTAATTATACCAAAATATGTAAATACAAAAAAAGAAAAACAACAATTAATAAGGACACATACAGAGTTTATAAAAGAAAAAATAGAAATAAAATGAAATATTTACACCCAATAAAAAGAAAATTTGTAAGTAAAAAAGAATATTTTAACTTTGTATTAAGTAAAAATTTTCCAAAGAAACCTTACGATAAAAGAATCAGCTAACTATATTTTTTTTTCATAGGTATGTTGTTTTAGCGTTTTCCGTTAGCTGTTAAATAGGTAGTCAGAAATGGCTACCTTTTTTTTTTAAAATATATTAATTAATATTGTTATATAGTTATGAGAGTAAAAATCCATATACCAGATACATTGAACGAGATAACACTCGAACAATATCAAGAGTATTTAAAAATACAAGAACAAGAAAAGGATCAATATGTATTGGGTTCGAAAATGATAGAGATATTTTGTAAGGTGCCTTTTAAAAATATATTTGAATACAGGGTATCGCATATTAACAGAATATCAAAAACACTATCAGATATATTTACT